CCCTAAGTCATGTGACCTGTGCGCATGCGCGCTGCAGGTGAGGTCATGAATATTCATGCCCTCAAAAAAAAAGGAAGTGAAAAGCCTTGCAGGCCACGCCTCCGGCAGGCTCCGCCCAGGATTTCCCTAGCCAACCACAAAACCACACATTTGCATTTAGTTCCGCATTCACCGGTTTATTGAGGAAGTATATGCTAATGAGCTAAAAGAGGAACTGGGAGGGGTAGCGGGGGGGTGCTCCCCCCTGCGGGGGGACCAGGGGGGCGCCCTCGCCCCCCGGATTCTCTTCATCGCTCCATGAGTCGAGATAGGAGATGTCGGAGTCGCTTGCGTCGGATGTCTCCTCTCCGGAATCTGACTCTTTTTGGCACCAGCATGGTTGGCTGCTCTTCTCCACCAGGTCGAGTAATTCCTCGATAAGCTCTCTCCGTGAGGATCCCTGAGGGGTCAAGATCCCCTCGGAGGATGTCCGCCTCATCGAGCGGCCTCCTTGGAGAGGAGCTAGACGGTATTTCTCCTTGAGAGTATTTGCCCTTCGGAGCTTCAGGGATGAGGTCTTTGGAGTCTTTGCTGACTGTTCTTCGGTAGACAGAGTCTCCAGAGAACTTAAAAAAGAGTTTATATTTAAACCATACGGATCTGCCCCAAGAATTCCACAGGGGAAAGCATTGAGGTAAGAAAGGGCCCCAGTTAAAACAATTACAGTCTTTGCCTGTTTCTGGAGTATTGGATTCGCATGAAGACATTTGATATTGATCCCTTCTAACCCAGGTTGCTCTGGCATCATAGGCTTCTTTTGAGTCATTAAAGTTGTCATCAAAGTTTGGTTTACACATGTTATGACTGTCTTTGAGACCAGACCACCATGGTCTTTCGTTACAGCACTGTTCACACATTGGTTTTGGAGGTTTTGTAGCACAGGATTTTAGGTAACAGTAAGAGTCGAAAAAGGGCATATCCCAGTCAAAGACTGTCCAGGCCCAGTGACAGAATATATATTTGAATCCTGTGTTTATTGGGTATAAGCCTTCCCAGCTTGCTGGTGGTTTTATTCTTACTTTTCTGAATAATCTGGGTGCTGTTGTCCTGTGTGGAGACGTGATCATTTTTGCACCATATCTGTTCATGTAAATACCTGGATGGATCCAGGATTTCATATGTTTATATAGGTCTGTTTCATCTCCTTTAGCTTTTAGGTCTTGTAGGTCATAGTCTAGGTATATGAAGTAGTCCATTCCACTTATTTTGGGCATGTAAAACACACCACCCAAAAATTGATAGTAGTCCCAACCTCTCCAGTCAGAGGTAAATGTGTTCATGAGTTGTCTATTTCTCTTCACTAGATTTTCAAGAGTAAAATAGTGGTGACCCCATGTACCTTGCCAAGATCCTTTAAATTGGTCCAGTGTAGAAGTAGTTGGGTCATAATCTGCCTCAATATCTTTATATGGTGTTGCTTCTTGAGAAGCTAGGGTCTCTTTACAGACATTTCCTAGTGGTTCCCACCCTCTGCAGACTACCACTTTGTGGCGTCTACTTGGGCGATATCTTACCGCAGCAGTTCGATGTCTGAAATATCTCCCTCTCCTCCTCCAGTGCCTCCAATGGTGGAAAGGTCTCCAGCGTCTGTATCCTCTCCTCGGGTGGTACCTGCCTCTCCGCCATCTTTGGAATCTCCGCCGGAACCGTCTGGCCATTTGAAGTGATCGAGAAAATTAGGACAGGCACAGAATTCTCTATGTTTGGCACTTACTAGTCTTTTCCAGTGTGCTTCTTCAAGTTTAAAAAGTTGAGGATGACATAGATCAGGATGATCCCTTGCACTATTATGTGCAGACATATCATAAAGAACTCCCACCACCCGGAGACCAGCTTAACATAAATTACTTCTCTTCTTCCATTTAGAGGTTGATTTTCCATACCTGAAAGATGAGTTGTTTCATAGATTAGATCAAAACAGACAGCAAACTTTTCAAATAAATTTCTCCAGTCTTGCCCATCTTGCTGTACAGGTCGCACGGCCCGATAAGCCCCTTGATCCGGCCCTAGGCCTCCTGCACCCGCCCCGGCTCCAAGTGCGTCGCCCATCTTACTTACAGAGCTCCGCTACTTGGCCTGTCCAGCAGCAAAAACTCAGCCATTCCCCACCCCTCTTGTTTTTATA